AGCTGAAATCTTTGAAACTGAAACTTCAGATCGTGCATTTGAAGAAGAGGTAATGTTATCAGGTTTCGGTCAAGCTCCAGTTAAAGGCGAGGGTGCAGCAGTTTCTTATGACTCTGCAAACGAAGCTTATACTGCTCGTTATACACACGAAACAATAGCACTTGCTTTTGCGATTACAGAAGAAGCTGTAGAGGACAACCTTTATGACAGACTTTCTAGTCGTTACACTCGTGCTCTTGCTCGTTCAATGTCAAATACAAAACAAGTTAAAGCAGCTTCAGTATTAAACAATGCGTTTAATTCTAGCTTTACTTTTGGTGATGGTGTAGAACTTTGTTCTTTAGCTCACCCAACTGTATCAGGTGGTAATTTTGCGAATGAATTATCAACTCCTGCTGACTTAAACGAAACTTCGTTAGAGCAGTCTTTAATTGATATTGCAGCTTTCATAGACGAAAGAGGTTTAAAAATTGCATTGCAAGGTAAAAAATTAATAATTCCACCTTCATTACAATTTGTAGCTGAAAGACTTATGGCTACTAACCTACGTCCAGGAACTGCAGACAATGATATTAATGCAAGTCGCAACATGGGTATGTTACCTGATGGTTATGTAGTTAATCATTTCTTAACAGATACAGATGCGTTTTTCATTAAAACTGATGCACCTAATGGTTTTAAACACTTTGTAAGAAGTGCTATAAAAACATCTATGGACGGTGATTTTGAAACTGGAAATGCTAAATATAAGGCTCGTGAGCGTTATAGTTTTGGTGTTTCTGATCCACGTTGTGTGTTTGGATCTCCAGGAGCTTAATCAAAAAATAAGCATAATATTAAAAGGGTGGCTTGCGAGTCACCCTTTTTTTGTGTATGGTATATTAAGTCTCGGATTTTAAGCTCTAGCGACTCGCCGAGGAGACGCTTACGAAGACTCTAGAGCAAACCCTTTCGTAAGGAGGTAAGTACAATGGGTACTACACATTTTAAAGGACCAATAGAATTTTCTTCTGCTACACCAGCATTGGAAAATTTAAACATAGGCACATGGCCTGATCAACAATATTATATGGAAGATTTTCAAGGAAAAGCTTTAGATACTACTAATTGGTGGACAGCTATCAAAGATAGTGGAGCTCCAACAGTAGCTTTAGTTGCAGATTCTAAAAATGGTGAGCTTTTATTAAGTTCACAAGCAACAACTAATGATAGTGGCTCTTCTGTTCAAGGAGGACAAGAAGTATGGGCTTTGCCTACTTCTGAAAAAGATGCTCTATATTTTGAAACAAGAGTAAAAGCTTCTGCTGTAGCTACAATGGATATGTATGTAGGTTTTTCTGAAACTTTTGCAACAAATCCTGAAGCTGTTTTAGCTTCTCAAAACCTTATCGGTTTTCAATTAATTAGTGGAAGTGGGCAAGTTGTTACAACAACTGAAGCAGGTGGAACTGGAGTTACTAGAGTTTCTACAGAAGCTTTAGGATTAATGGCAGATGCTACTTATATAACTTTAGGTTTTATAGCTAGAAATAATTCAACTACTTCTAGAAACAGAGTAGATTTTTATGTAAACAGACAATTACTTTGCACTCATAACAATGATGGTGTAGTTGGTGGAACTCAAACAGCAAGTACCATTCCAACTGCTAACATGAAAATAGCTTTGTTTGAGTTATCAGGTAATGCTTCTGGAACTAAAACACTTACTGTAGATTATGTTATGGCAGCTCAAGACAGAGGTGTTACATACTCTCCAGCAAGAAACTAAGGGGAAATTAAATGGCTGGATCAGATGTACAGTCTACGTTTATAAAACCAAGTGCAGTTTCTGCCACCCTTTATGCAGGTTCCCAAAGTCCTGGAGGAGCTGGTAATTTAACATTACAAGATCCTCTAGGGGTTCCTGACATGCCAAGAAATGTTACTATAACTTCTGGTGGAGATGACAGGACAGCAACTTTCACTGTTACAGGTACAGATGAAAGAGGTGATGCTCAAACTGAAGCAATTACAGGTGCTAATGCAGGAGCAGCAACAGGAACTAAATATTTTGCTAGTGTTTCACAAATTGCTATATCTAAAGCTTCTGCAGGAACTGTCACAGCAGGATCTGGCACAGCGATATGCGGTGTTGTTTTTGAAGGTAGATTAAGATTACGAGGAATGTATTTTGCTAATGGAGCGGCTACTAAAACTATCGTTTTTAAAGAAGAAAGTTCTGTAGGAACAACTCTTATGCAAATACAAACTACAGCAGGAGTAGCTACAAGTGCTTATCCTGATATTCCTGATGAAGGGGTTTTATTTAAAAACGGTTGTTTTATACCTTTTGTCTTGGATGATTTTGGAGCTCTAACTTTATTTTATTCTTAGGAGAATTAAATGGCTACTACAGCAAATGTTAAAAGAACTCCTAGTGGTAGAATTACTTACAGAGGAGAATCTTTCAGTGGTTATAATACACCAAAAAGAACTCCTAACGGTCCTAAAAAATCTGCGGTTCTAGCTAAAAAAGGATCGCAGATTAAATTAGTTAGGTTTGGAGATCCAAACATGACTATTAAAAAAGACCAACCAGGAAGAAGAAAAAGTTTTAGAGCTCGTCATAATTGTGACACAGCAAAAGATAAATTTTCTGCAAGATATTGGTCATGTAAAGCATGGTAGCTCGTAAAAACAATAATGTTGATGTGCATACTTTAGATGTGCAATATACGGCTTTAAAAGTAGAACAAGGTCATATTGCTTCTCAAGTAGAAACATTAGGTAAAGATATGAAAGTGGTTAAAAAATCAGTTTTTCAAGCAAAATGGATGTTAATAGGAGGGTTTTTTGTTATTTTAGCAGTGAATAATTCTCAAGTATTAGCAAGTTTAGTAACATTAATGGGAGCAAAATAATGCCAAAAGTTGGAGACAAACATTTTTCTTATAGTAAAAGAGGAAAAGATGCAGCAAAAAAACTTGCTGAAAAAACAGGAAAAAAAGTAGTGTATGCTAAAAAAGGTATGATGATAAACGCTAATATGGATACTTCTAAAAATATGAAATCTAGAGTAAAAACTCATACTCCTGAAGAAACTGCTTTTATTTCTAGTTATAGTAAATTAATAAAAGGACCAAATAGTTAGATTGGAAATTAAATGACTACATCTAATAGTAAAGATTTTGAGTTAGATACCGCAGAATATGTAGAAGAAGCTTTTGAAAGATGTGGATTACAAGCTCGTACAGGATATGATTTACAAACAGCACGAAGATCTTTAAATTTACTTTTTGCTGATTGGGCAAATAGAGGGTTGAATAGATGGACTATTTCTCAAGAAACATTACTTTTAGCTTCTGGACTTGCTGAATATCCATTAGGAACTCTTACTTTATCAGTAGCTGCTTCTGGTGCTTATTCTTTAGGTGAAACTATAACAGGAGCAACAAGTGGAGCAACAGCTTCTATAACAAGTTTACCTTCTGCTACCTCTATGGCTATAACTATCCCTGTAGGCACTTTTCAAAATGCTGAAAATGTAACAGGAGCAACAAGTGGAGCAGTAACAGCAACAACAGCAGTTGTAGATTTATCAACAGTACAATCAAGTATAGACGTATTATCTGCTGTTGTTAGAGAAAACCCAGGAACGAGCACACAATCTGATATAAGTATTGGTAGAGTAAGCAGATCTGATTTTTTAAATATTCCGAGTAAATTAACTACAGCACGACCAAGTCAATTTTATATAGATCGTCAGATAACACCACAAATTAAATTATGGCCGACTCCTGATAAAACATATACTTTAGTTTATGATAGGTTAGTAAGAATGGATGATGTTGATAATATGGTAAATACTCCAGAAGTGCCTTTTCGTTTTTATCCTTGTCTTACAGCAGGATTAGCTTATTATATTTCAATGAAAAAAGCTCCTGAAAGAATGGAAATGTTAAAACTTATTTATGAAGAAGAGTTTCAAAGAGCTGCTGCAGAAGATAGAGACAGAGCAAGTTTAAGTTTAACCCCTAACTCAAGATCGTATGCTGTAATATGAGTAAGTTTTCTAGTGGAAAATATGCAAGGTTTATTTCTGACCGTAGTGGTATGGAGTTTCCATATTCTGAAAGGATTGAAGAATGGACAGGAGCAATAGTACATGTTTCTGAATATGAACCTAAACAACCTCAATTAGAACCTGTAAAAGCTCCGTTTGAACCTCAAGCTTTATACCAACCTAGACCTGATGTACTTCAAGAAATGATTATATTAATTTCTGAAAGTATTTTTGGAGATAACGGTATAACTATAGCAGGTTATCATGGTATGGCATTAACAGGAGAAGTGGAGATAATTATATCATGAGTTGGACATTCACTACTTTAAAACAAGCAATACAAGATTATACTCAAAATAATGAAACTACTTTTGTTTCTTATTTAGATGATTTTATTGTTACTGCTGAAGAAAGAATTTTTTCAGAAGTTAGTTTAGATAACTTTAGAAAAAACTCTGCAGGAACTTTTCAAAAAGGAAACAAATATCTTCAAATGCCTGGAGATTATTTATCTTCTTTTTCTTTATCTTATATAGATGGAGATGGAAATCAACAATTTTTATTATTAAAAGACGTTAATTTTGTACAATCTTATACTCCTGCAGGAAGTAGTACAGAAGGAGAACCTAAATATTATGCTCCTTTTGATTATTTAAATTTTATTATATCTCCTACACCTAATGCAAATTCTACAGTTGAATTACATTATTTTTATAGACCAACTTCTATAACTACAGCAAGTTCAGGAACAAGTTGGTTAGGAACAAATGCTCCAGATGCTTTATTATATGCTTCTTTGTGCGAAGCTTCTGTGTTTATGAAAGGCGAAGCTGACGTTTTTCAAAACTACACATTACGATATCAAGAATCATTATCTAGATTAAAAAATTATGGAGAAGGTATGGAAAATATTGATGCTTATCGTGAAGGAATGGTTAGGATACCAAGAACATGACCAAAAAAGATAAATTAAAAAACAAAAAAATAGCCATAGTAGCATTAGGTGGTACTTTTTATGATTACATCTTATCTAGAACTCGTAGTGAAAAATATGACGAAGTTTGGGCTATTAATGGTATGGGTGAAATCATAAAACACGATAGAGTATTTATGATGGATCCACCAGAGCGTTTTTTAGATGATATTAAAGCAGGAACACAAACAGGTGTTGTAACGGACATGTTGAAAACTCACAAAGGTCCTATTTATAGTTGTGTTTTAGATAAAAGATGTCCTGGAGTAATAGAATACCCCTTAGAATTTGTTGTTCAAAAAACAGGACTAGCATATTTGAATAACACAGTTGCTTATGCTTTAGCTTTTGCGGTAGCTCATGAAGTTAAATCATTGCATTTGTTTGGTTTAGATTTTAGTTACGCAGATAGACCTCATTTTGCTGAATCTGGAAGAGCTTGTTGTGAATTTTGGGTTGCTATAGCTATTTCTAAAGGAATTCAAATAGAAATAGCACATAATTCACCGTTTTTAGATACAAATGTACCTGATGAACAAAAGTTATACGGATATCATAGATTAAAAGACCCATTAGTTCTTGCTAAAAATGAAAAAGGTATAGAAATAGGTAGACAATCTAAATTAACTCCTCCTGAACCTTTAGATGGAAAACAACATTGTCATGTTTGGGGAAGAGAAGACATAGAAGGTATTACATATGAAAAAAATTCACTAAAAGGAGAAGCAAATGTTTGATGTAGGTGTTGGTTTGACTGTTGAAAAAGTAGATGTGTTTACTTCTGACCAAGGAGGCCTTTCAAATGAGCAAATTGCTGAAATGGCTACTTCTAAAATAGTATATGTTTCTGATCAAGCTGCTGAACCGATAAAAGTTCAAGCTAATCTTTTTAGAGAATACGTCAAAAAAATAATTTTTGAGCACTTAGAATTGGCAAAAAAAGAAGAACGTGCTACCTTGACTCAAAAGTTAGAAAAAGAAGGTTTTAAAGACTTTGCTAACATCATAAGGAGAATATAAATGGCTATATCACAAGCAATGTGTACCTCTTTTAAAATGGAAATTTTAAAAGGAACACATAATTTTACAAATTCAGCTAATAGTTTTAAACTTGCTCTGTATGCGATCAGTTCTGGAGGTAAAAGTAGTTCGACAGCTACTTTAGGAGCTGCTACAACAGCTTTTACGACAACAGGAGAGGTTGCTTCTAGTGGAACATATGTAACAGGAGGCCTTGCTTTGACTAATGTTACTCCTATTACTTCAGGAACAGTAGGTTTTGCTGATTTTGCAGATAAAAGTTTTACTACGGCTACTATTACAGCAAGAGGAGCATTGATTTATAATGCAAGTGCGAGTAATAAAGCTGTTTGTGCTTTAGATTTTGGATCAAATAAAAGTTCCAATTCAGGAACATTTACTGTACAATTTCCAACAGCTAACCAAAGTTCTGCTATTATAAGAATAGCTTAAAGGAATAAAAAGTGCCAAATAACACCTTACATGGATGGGGTCGTGGCACATGGGGATCTGCTTCATGGGGGTCTTTTGGCGTTGTTGAAGTTTCTGGAGTTGCAGGAACTTCTGCTGTAGGCTCAGTAACATTAAATATCCCTGTTTCTGTAGCAGTCTCTGGTTTAGCAGGAACTTCTGCTGTAGGCTCAGTAACATTAAATATCCCTGTTTCTGTGACAGTTTCTGGAGTTGCAGGAACTTCTGCTGTAGGAAGCGTTGTAATAGAAATTCCTACTGATGTTACTGTAACAGGAGTTGCAGGAACTTCTGCATTAGGACAAGAAGAAGTTGTTGTTGATGGTGCGGTAGTTCCAACAGGAGTTGCAGGAACTTCTGCTGTAGGTAACGAATCAGTTGTTGCTGACGGTGTTGTAGCAGTTTCTGGAGTTGCAGGAACTTCTGCTGTAGGAAGCGTTTTAGCAGGTAGCCCTGTTGATGTTTCTGTAACAGGAGTTGCAGCTTCTGCTGTTTTAAGTGATGCTTCTGGTTGGGGAAGAGATACTTGGGGATCAGGAGCATGGAGTAGTTCTTCTTCTGCTGTTACTATTGTTATAAGTGATGTTGCAGTTGTTTCTGGTTTAGCAGGAACTTCTGCATTAGGTTCAGTTGTCGTTAGTGGAACATCTAATGCCCTAGTTACAGGAGTTGCAGGAACTTCTGCTGTAGGAACTGTCACAGCTTCTGGAAATATTGTAGTTTCACCAACAGGAGTCAATGCCCAAGCTTTGACAAATAATGTTGCAGCAGGAGGAAGTATTGTGGTACAACCAAATGGGGTGAGTGCAACAAGTGAATTAGGAACTGTAAATGTTTGGGCAGAAGTAAAACCTCCTGATCATAATCCTAACTGGAATCCAATAAACGCAGCACAAACTCCAGGATGGAAGGAAATAGCTGCATAGAAGGAGAATTAGATGGCAAGTTCATATACAACAAATTTCGGAATAGAAGAAATAGCGACTGGTGAACAGTCAGGAACATGGGGTACAACAACAAATTATAACATAGATATTTTAGATAGACTTGCTTCTTACAAGTCTGTAGCATTATCAGATGCTTCATCAGCTACTTTAACAGTTAGAGCAGGTTCTCCTAGTAGTGGATCAAGTAATGTTCAAGACGGTATGTATCGTGTAATTAAATTTACAGGAACATTAAGTCAACATTGTACAATCACAGTTGCACCATCAACAACAACAGCTTATTTTTATATTCAAAATGCTACTTCTGGCGGTTATAATATTCTTATGTCGCAAGGAAGTGGAGCAGTAAAAACAACAGTACCTAACGGATATTCAAAAACAATGTATTGTGATGGTAGTGATGAAGTTATTTCTTTATCTGACATATATGCAATAGGAACATTGACTGCTTCTGGGAATACTTTAAAACCTGTTACAACAAATGATTCAATCACAATACAAGGAAATGGAACAGGAGATGTTATTTTAGATGCTGATATTATCTTATTAGGAAGCGGATCAGAAGTAGGAGCTTTATCTTCTAATGGTGCTTATGATTTACTTTTAGAAACTAATAGTGGTACAAATTCTTCTGTTATTAAAATTATAGATGCTGCAAACGGAGATATTCAACTAACTCCAAATGGAACAGGTGAGGTTTCGGTAGGAAGCGGATCAGCAGCAGGAAAAATAACTTCTAACGGTGCTTATGATTTAGAGTTAGATACAAATGGTGGCACAAACTCTGGGATGATAAAAATCGTTGACGCGGCCAATGGAAATATTGAACTGACCCCTAATGGAACAGGTGAAGTTTCTATAGGAAGTGGTGCTGCTTCAGGTAAAATATCATCAAATGGTGCATTTGACCTTGAATTAGATACCAATGGTGGCACAAACTCTGGTTCAATTGTAATTACCGATGGATCTAATGGCGATATTACTATAGCAACTAATGGAACAGGTGCTATTGACTTGTCTGATGATGTAGTAAAACAAGCACAAATGAAAGATTATGCAGAAACTGTTTATGCTAATGGTTCAAAAACAGGAGCATTTGATTTAGATTTAACAAATGGAAATGTTCAATCGTTTACTGTAGGTAGCGGAACATTTAATGTAGGAATTACAAACTCATTAGCAAGTCATTCTAATTCTATAACGCTTATTATTACAAATGGTGGAGCTGGCACAATTACATTTAAAGCTGGAGCTCATGGCGGTGGAGGAAATTCTGCTAAATGGGCAGGAGGAACTGCTCCTACATTAACAACTTCTGGAGTCGATGTAATTACATTAACAACTTTTGATGGTGGCAGTAATTTTTATGGATTTGCTGCAGGATTGGCGATGGCATAATGAGTTTAGGAGCTAACAAACAAGCATTGATGGGTGCTGCTGGAGCATCTGGTGCTGGTGGTGATTTTTATAGTTATCAAATAACTAATTCAGTTAGAATGAGTAAGAGTGCAAACAGTACTTTAAAAATAACAGCAGGGACTGCTTCAAGTGAAAAAACTTTTACTTATAGTTGGTGGTGGAAAAGATATAATGTTACAGATACTGCCACGAACAGCACTTTAGTATTTTGTGCTGGAACAGGTGGTGGAACGTATGTATTTTTTACTTTTACTAATAGCTCTGAACAAAATAGTAATTTTAATTTTACAGGTGGAGGATACGGAGATACTCGTTTAATAACAGATATGCAGTTTAGGGATACTGCAAGTTGGTATCATTGTGTATTAAGATGTGATAGTACTCAAAGTTCTGCAAGCGATAGAATTCGTTTTTATGTAAATGGAACTGAAACTTCATATTCTAGTATAACTGTACAAGGTGCGATATCACAAGATGAAGATTTTTCTTTTATGAATGAAAGTGGAGTAGTACAATCTTGGGGTGGTATTAGTGGTGTAGGTACTGGAGCTGAAGGTGTTGATGTTCAACTAGCAGACGTAATACTTTGTGATGGACAAAGTTATGCTCCAACTGAGTTCGGTGAAACAAAAAATGGTGCGTGGATTCCTAAAGATCCAAGTGGATTAACCTTTGGTAATAATGGTTATTATCTTAAATTTACTAACAGTAGTGATTTAGGAGAAGATTTTTCTGGTAATAATAATGATCTTACTGTAGCAAATATATCAGCACACGATCAAATGCTAGATACTCCTACTTTCAACTCTGATACTAATGGTGGTAATTTTTGTACTATGAATCCTTTAAGCATAGGTAGTGCTCCAGCTTTAGCTGAAGGCAATCTAATGATGGATTCTTTTAGTGGTTCAGATATATCTGGTGCATTAGCTACTTTTGCTTTGCCTCCTTCTAGTGGCAAATGGTATTTTGAATGTTTTATTAATTCTCCTAACTCTGGAGATAATTATCCATTTATAGGATTAACTGCTACTACACATGGTCAAAGTTCAACTTATGGAGTTTCTCAAAGAGATTTAAGTATTAATTTAGGTACTGGAGGTGCAACAAATAGTTCCACTTATGTAGGAACTGTAACAACAGATTTTACAGGTGTAAGTAATTATGCAGATAATACTATATGTGGTGTGTTTGTAGATATGGATAATAGAAAACTTTGGTATGCTAAAGATGGAGCTTTTACAAATTCTGGTAATCCACAAACTGGAGCAAATCCAAATTACACTTGGACTAATGATGTACCTTTAATACCACACTTTGTAAGTTTTAGTAGTTATGGTGCTGACTCTGTATTAAATTTTGGACAAGAGGGAACTTTTGCTGGAAATGTTACAGCAGGTGGAAATGCAGATGTTACAGGATATGGCAATTTTAAATATGATCCTGGTGATTATAAAGCATTATGTGCTGGAAATTTACCACTAGCAGATGAAATAAATCCAGCTGAAACTAGTGACGATTATCCACAGAAATTGTTTAATCCTATACTATACACAGGTAATGGTTCAACTCAAAGTGTAACAGGATTAGGCTTTCAACCAGATTTAACTTGGATTAAAAATAGAAATAGTACTCAAGGAAATAAGTTATTTGATTCTAGTAGAGGTGTTACTAAAATGTTAGCTTCAAATAATACTGATACAGAAACTACAGAATCAGGATTATCAGCTTTTGATAGTGATGGCTTTAGTTTCGGTGGTTCTACTGTTGCTGGTTATAATACAAGTACTAATACTTATGTAGCTTGGAATTGGAGAACTAATGGTGGAACTACAAGTTCAGAGACAGCAGGAAGTATTAATACAACTGTTCAAGTAAATCAAAATGCAGGATTTTCCATAGTTCAATATGTAGGTGATGGAGGTTCTAGTAATTGCACTATGGTACATGGATTAGGAAAGAAACCTGCTTTTGTACTGTTAAAAGATAGAGATAGTAATGGTAATAATAATCAATGGCAAGCATGGCATCATAAATTAGATACAAATGGATATTTTTATTTAAGTAGTAATGATCAAGCATATACTTCAACAAATGGAACTGTAAATGCTGCAAATAATACAACAAATTTAATTGAGTGGAATAGAACTAGCACAACAGGTGGAGCACAAACTATGTCTGAAAGTGGTGATAATTTTTTAATGTATATATGGGCTGAAATTACAGGATTTTCTAGTTTTGGTAGATACATCGGAAATGGAAATGCGAATGGAACGTTTTGCCATACTGGATTTAGACCTGCATTAGTAACTACGAAAAGAATTGATGGTAGTGGTGGATGGTTAGTACATGATGATGCTAGAAATACATATAATCCAGCAAATTTAATACTACAATGGAATGATAGTGGTGCTGAATTTTCAGGTTCTAATGATAAAATAGACATGTTATCAAATGGGTTTAAAGTTAAAAGTTCAAACGCAGGAATCAATGGGAATAATAATGATTATATATATGCAGCATGGGCGGAAAATCCCTTTAAGTTTGCAGTAGCTAGGTGATTAACAAAGGAGAAAAACAATGTGGGCATTAGTAGACAACTCAAATAAAATAACAAATGTTTATGGAGAATTTCCTTCGAGAATTACCATAAACAATAGGAATTACGATAAAGCAGAATTAAATGCTATGTCTGATTCTGAAAAATTAGCAATAAAAATATATCCTGTTACAGCAGCAGCAG